CCAATCAAACCAATGGATATTTGGATGGAAACAGTAGCCGATGTCATTGTCGGTGATGCTGACCCAAAAGCCACAAAGCAGGAAGCCTAAACAGATTATTGGTTGAGTTGGCAATTGCCACAAACATACCAATGAGCGAATGGGTTGAAGCAGACGACATATTAACAGCGATCGAGATATTGGAGCGAAGGAATGGCAAATGAAACCATTGCGTACAATAAATCTGATTTGCGTGATATTTATAAGGCTTTCAAACTTATGGATGAACAAGCCACAGAGGAAGCAAGAACTCAATCTGCTGCGCTGGCGTATTTTGCATCAGAGGAAATTAAACAAGCTGCTAAAACTCGAACAAAATCTGGCAAAGCAGCGCAAAGAATTGCAGACGGCGTTAGCATTTCCAAGTCCAGCAAAATCGGTGAGTTCAGTTATGGTTTTGCACGCCAAAAGTTTTCAGGCGGGGCTACAACTCAGACCTTATGGGGCGGTATGGAGTTTGGATCTAATAAGTTCAAGCAGTTCCCTAGTTATTCAGGACGGCAAGGCAGAGGTTCAAGAGGGTGGTTTATTTATCCAACCCTTCGCAGAATTCAGCCTGAATTAATTGATAAGTGGGAAAAAAGTTTTGATCGCATTATTAAGGAGTGGGTCTGATGGCAACCGGTAGTCGTACCCTTAAATTATCCATCCTTGCTGATGTTGATGATCTTAAGAAAAAACTTGGTGAAGCTGATAAAGCCGTTGAAAGCAATGCAAGTAAGATTTCAGAATTTGGAAAAAAGGCTGCTGCTGCTTTTACCGTTGCAGCTGCTGCTGCCGTTGCCTATGCCACCAAATTAGCCGTTGATGGGGTCAAATCAGCGATTGAGGATGAACAGGCACAACTAAGGTTGGCTGCTGCCCTAAAGACCGCCACAGGGGCTACTGATGCCCAAATAAAGGCTACTGAGGATTATATTCGCAAGACTCAATTAGCAACCGGTATAACCGATAATGATTTGAGAATATCATTTCAGCGTTTATCGGTATCAACAAAAGATGCAACTAAATCCCAAGATTTATTAAATCTAGCAATAGATATATCAAAGGGTAGTGGTAAAGATTTAAGTTCAGTTGTTGAGGCATTATCAAAAGCCTATGAAGGACAAGATACAAGATTAGTCAGACTTGGAATTGGTATTACTCAAGCCGATGCTAAAGCAATGGATTTCACAGAAACCACCAAAGTATTAACCAACCTTTATGGTGGCGCAGCTGCTGCAAACGCTGAAACATTTCAAGGCAGGATTGATCGATTAAAGCAAGCATTTGAGGAAGCCAAAGAAGAAATTGGTTATCGATTGCTTCCATTTGTTGAACAATTTGTTGATCTTATAGTCAATCGTGTAGTTCCCAAATTACAAGAATTTGCTGCATACTTTGATCCGATCAAACAAGCCATTAAAGATAATCAAGAAGCATTTGATGCATTTGGTCAATTTATAACAAATGTGGTTGTTCCAATTTTAGTTAATACTTTGGGCGCAGCATTAAAGACTATTGGCCTAATTGCCGGTGGCATTACAGACATTATTGGGAAAGTCATATCTGCAATCCAAACCGCTGTCGATAATGCTATATCAGGAATTAACAGATTAATAAGTGCTTATAATGCAATTCCTGTTTTGCCTAACATTTTAACGATTGGCGCATCAACAAGTGTAGGAACACCATTTGGTCAGGCAGCTTCAGCTGTTGCTACTGCCCAACCTGCAACTGCTGCTCAATTGGCTTCAGCAGCTGCAAGGGCTGGCACTACTGTAAATAATATAACTGTTCAATCAATTGATTCCGAGGGTGCTGCAAGAGCTGTTGCAAAAGTATTAAATCAAAGCGCATCAAGATCAGTTCCACAACTTTACAACAACGGCATCAGGGGCGATTAATGAGCGTATTTACTCCTGAGTATAAATTAACAATTAATGGGGTTGAATACACAGATGTAGCAATACAAGACATAACCCATCAAGCAGGTCGAGATGATATTTATGCTCAACCACTTCCTTCATATTTGCAGGTCTCATTGGTTGCCTTAAATGATGAAAACTATAACTTACAAATAAATGATGGCATTGCATTGCAAGTCAAGGACAGCACAAACACCTTTAGGACTTTGTTTGGTGGCAACATCACAGACATTACGACCGAGGTTGCTACTGCATCATCAATTGCTAAAACCTATTCATACACTATCCTTGCATTAGGTTCATTGGCTAAATTGCCTAAAATTATTACAGATGGGGTTTTATCTCAGGATGACGATGGAGATCAAATTTATGCTTTACTTGCCGATTTATTACTAAACAATTGGAACGAAGTACCAGCAGCAGAAACATGGTCAGGATATGATCCAACAACAACATGGGCAAATGCTGAAAATGCTGGTCTTGGAGAAATTGATCGTCCTGGACAATATGAAATGGAAAATCGAACATCTAATCCAGACACCATTTATAACATTGCAAGTCTTATTGCAGATTCAGCGTTTGGCGTACTATATGAGGATAGTGAAGGTCGAATTGGATATGCTGATGCTATTCATAGACAAAATTATCTTGCAAATAATGGATATACAGATATTTCAGCAAATACTGCTATTGGCGCAGGATTAAAAACTTTGGCTCGATCGGCTGATGTTCGCAATGATATTTATATCAATTACGGCAATAATTATGGATCACAAGTATCAGCAACGGATGCAACCTCAATTGCTAACTTTGGCTATAAAGGCGAAACTATTAACACAGTTTTACACGATGCAACCGATGCTCAAGCTGTCGCTGATCGTTATATTGACCTTCGATCTTATCCACGCCCATTGTTTGATTCAATAACTTTTCCAATAACCAATTCAGAAATTGACGATACTGACCGAGATGCCTTGCTTGGGATCTTTATTGGTCAGCCATTACGAATAACAGACTTGCCGGTTCAGATAGCCCCAACAGGACAGTTTGAGGGGTATGTGGAAGGTTGGCGTTGGAGCACTAGATTCAACGAATTATTTTTAACCATAAATCTAAGTCCGATAGAATTCTCTCAGGTAGCACTTCAATGGGAGCAGGTATCAGCCTCAGAGGCATGGAACACTCTAAGTGGTACACTTACATGGGAAAATGCGATTGGAGCAGTAGCCTAATATGGCAAACACAACAAATTTTAATTGGGAAACACCGGACGATACAGATCTGGTTAAGGATGGCGCAGCTGCTATCCGAACACTTGGTTCAGCAATTGATACATCTTTGGTTGATCTTAAAGGTGGAACAAGTGGTCAGATATTATCTAAAGCAACAAACACCGATATGGATTTTACATGGATCACAAATGATGTTGGAGATATAACAGCAGTTACCGCCGGCACAGGAATTTCAGGTGGTGGCACTACAGGAGCTGTTACTGTTTCCATTGATACAGCTGTGACAGCAGATTTAACTACTGCTCAAACTTTAACCAATAAAACACTAACTTCTCCAAAAATTTCATTGGCTTATACTGCAAAAACTGACAATTACACAGTTGCTGATGGAGATCAAAACGCATTATTCACAATGAATGCGGCAACTGCTAAAACCTTTTCAATCCCGACTGATGCAACTTTTAATTTTGCAATTGGAACTCAAATTCATTTTGCTTGGATTACTGGTGCGGGTCAGCCATCAATTGCTGCCGTAACATCTGGAACAACAACAATTTTATCAACTGGAGCAACATCAACTGCTCCAAAATTAAGAGTCGCTAACTCTGCAGCAACAGCAATTAAATTAGCTGCAAATTCTTGGTTAGTAGTTGGTGATATTGCGTAATGTCAATTTTAGGAATTGTTGCCTCATCAATAAAACCATTTTCTGCAAGTGGTGGTAATGAGGTAGTAACTATTGGTTCTACTACCTATAGATTATTTACATCTACAGGAACTTTAACGCTTTCAGGTGGTTCTAAAAGTTGCGATATTTTAGTAGTAGGTGCAGGCGGTGGTGGTGGATGGAATATTGGTGGCGGTGGTGGTGGCGGCGCAATTGAAGGTTCGGGATTATTTCAAACACAAAATTTAACCGCAGGAAGTTACACAGTAACTATTGGAGCAAAAGGAGCGGGCGCAACTTCAAATGCAGGAGATGGCGGAACTGGCGGATCTAGTTCTTTTGCTGGAACAAGCACTATTACAGCCAATGGTGGCGGCGGTGGTGGAACAGAAAGTTCAGGAAGTAATGGTGGTTCAGGCGGCGGCGCAGGATATACAGGTTCAGGTGGAACTGCTAATGGTTCTAACACTTTTGCTGGCGGTAGCGGAACAGATGCTTCAAATCGTTATGCTGCAGGTGGTGGTGGTGGTGCAACTGCTGTCGGATCAAATGGAACTGCCAGTGGTAATGCTGTGGGTGGTAATGGTGGCGCAGGATATACATTAACCTCTATAGATTCAAATTTAACTTCGGCAAATTTTACAAGTTTTAGTGGTATGACTGTAATTAGTAGTGGTGGTGGCGGTGGTTCTTTAGATGTTAATGGTAGTGCTACCACTCGTGGAGTAGGCGGAACTGGCGCAGGATCTGGTGGTAGAAATAATGGCAATACTGCCGCAAATACTTCTTCAGCGGCTGTTTCTTTTGGTTCAGGCGGCGGTGGTGGTGGTTGGGGCGGGGCTTCTCCCGCAAATGGTGTCGGCGCTGATGGCTATGCTGGTTTAGTAATTGTGAGGTATTCAGTATGAGTAAAAATTTAGCGATATTAAATGAAAATAATGAAGTTGTAAATATAATAATTGTAAATGACAATTACGAATTAAATGCAAATGAAATTTTTTATACTGATGCAAACCCTGCTTATATTGCTGGTGATTATTTTGATGGTTATTTTTATCCACCACAACCATATCCGTCTTGGACAAGAGATAAAGGTAATTGGAATCCACCAACTCCTAGACCTGAAGGTATGGGTTGGCGTTGGGATGAAACTACTCTAAGTTGGGTTGAAATTGAAACCTTGGTTATCTAAAGCTGCCGTTCAATTTCGGGAACAAATTGATGATTCATTCCCAGATCGCAGCCGTAAAAGTGATGGATGGATAGCCTCAGCACAACATCAAATGCGATCAAAGGTTTCGGATCATAACCCTTTGCCTTCGGGTGAAGTTTGTGCAATCGATATAACAGCAGATCTTGGTGCAGCTGAAGGATTATCTGCATACCTTGCTGATCAAATCCGCATTGCTGGCAAAACAGATAAGCGAATCAAATATGTTATTCATAATCATCATATTGCCAGCAAACTATTAAACTGGCGTTGGCGTAAATACAAAGGCGTCAATCCTCATACTAAGCACATTCATATTTCATTCCATGCAAACAAATCAGGCGAATTCTTTAACATCCCACTACTAGGAGGCAATTCATGAAACTAAGCAAAAAACACAAAGCAGCAATTAAGTCATATTTGAGAGCTGTTGCAGCTTCAGGCATTACTGTTGGGCTTGCTATTGCCGGAGATGTTAAGCCTGAATATGCTGTGCTATTAGGTGCATTAGTTGCACCAATTATTAAGTGGTTAGATCCAAAAGAGGGAGCGTATGGCATTGGGCATTCTGAAAAATGACACCGACAGAATGGGCTGGTTTCGCAGCTGGCATAACCGCCGTATTGGTCGGTTTCTTCACGGGTCTTCGTTATCTTATTAAAGGATGGCTTTGGACATTAACTCCAAATGGTGGTGCATCAC